GGGCAAGACTAGAAAGAGAGTTGTTAGAAGTGCTTCCGATTGGGAGAAATACTATTCATCAAACGAATGGATTAAGTCCGAAGTAAAAGAGGGTAGAGCTGGTGATTTTGAAAGAGAAATTATCCAGTTTTGCTTTTCAAAGAAATCCTTATCATATTACGAAATTAAATGGCAGTTTCATTACGATGTACTTGCCAACGAACAAGCAATAAACGAAAACCTTATGGGAAAATTCTTCCGTAGGGATATTATAAACCCATAGTTATGACAATACCTCAAATCGCACATAAGTTCGGAATCTCCGAAGCTTATTTAAACGCAAAAGATGATGCACTTCAAATAGCAGCAGCATCATTAGTAGACCTTAAAGGAATGGTGGCAAACAATATGCCAAGAGAACAAATCGCTAACAAATTACAATTTTTAGCAGATTTTCTTTATGAGGTAAAGAATTCCAACCATTAATTAGGTTATATCAGATAATTTTCGTATATTTGTGATAATAATATCCAAACTATGCTATCTGGTAGGAATAAATTACAAATAATCACAATATTAGACTCTACACTTGGTGTGGGTTCATCTCTAAAGGGGAATGAACAGGCACATCATTGTCCATTTTGTAATCACCATAAAAAGAAACTCCAAATCAATTTAGATACACAAAGGTGGCACTGCTGGGTTTGTGATTCTAAAGGTAGAAGTATATATTCCCTTCTCCGCAAACTCAATGTGGATATAAGAGACCTCAATAAGGTCAAAGATGTTTATGGTGATGAACCTGAATATGATTCCAAAGAGGAGTATGTAGCTAAGTTACAATTACCAAAAGAATTTAAACAATTATATTTCAAACCAACTGGTTCATTTAATCCATTATATAATCAAGCCATTCACTACCTAAGTAAAAGGGGTATTGTTAAAGCAGACATTGTAAAACATAATATTGGATATTGTGAAGATGGATTATATGGTGGTAGAGTAATTATTCCATCCTATGATGATGGTGGTGAATTAAACTATTTTGTAGCTCGTTCTTTTTATGAAGATGAGCCATACAAATATAAGAATCCGCCTATTAGTAGAGATGTAATTGTATTTGAAAATCAAATCAATTGGAAAGAACCTATCACATTAGTTGAGGGAGTGTTTGATTCATTTTCAGTAAAGAGAAATGTAATTCCGTTGCTAGGTAAATTCTTACTTAGTAAATTGAAAAACAAAATTATGGAGAATGGTGTTAAGGAAGTAACAATTATGTTAGATTCCGATGCCGTAGATGATTCAACAAAACATACCGAATGGTTTATTAAAAATGGGATTAAAGTTAGGAACATCATACCAACTGATAAAGACGCTGGTGAAATGGGATTTAAAAAAGTAAACGAACTATTGAAAGAAGCTAAAGAAACCGGATGGGATGACTTGGTACTTTCGAAACTAAATAATATATGAGTAAATTAAAAAGAATTTATCACATTGCGGATATACACATTCGTAATATCAAAAGACACAAAGAATTCAGAGAAGTATTCTATGCTATGTTTGATGAGATTAAGAAAAGAGGAACGGAGGATTCTATTATCTACTTAGCTGGCGATATCGCTCATGCTAAATTGGAAATGAGTCCCGAATTAGTTAGTGAGATTAGCTGGTTGTTTACCGAATGTAACAAACTATGTCCTACTATTGTAATCGCTGGTAATCACGATTGTAATATGAATAATTCGGACAGGTTAGATGTACTTACTCCAATCGTTGATGCATTGAAGTTACCAAACCTAACGTATTTAAAGGATACGCAAGTTTACGGAATAGGAGATGTTGATTTTGCAGTATTCAGTATATTTGATAACAAAGATAATTGGCCTAAAGCTGAAACTCTATTTGGAAACAAAAAGATTGCACTATTTCACGGACCTGTTGATAACTCCACAACCGATGTAGGATATGTGGTTAGTAGTAGACACTTCACAACTGAAATATTTGATGGATACCATTTAGCATTATTAGGAGATATCCATAAAAGACAAGAGATGATATCACCAAGCGGATGTAAGGTGGTATATGCTGGTTCTTTGGTACAACAAAACTTTGGTGAGACATTGGACAAGCATGGATTCTTAGTTTGGGATTTAGATACAATGACCTATGAGGAAGTTGATATCCAAAACGATTACGGATACTATACTTTGGATGTTGATGGTGGTATTGTACCAGATGTAACTGATATGCCGTTGTACCCTCGTTTAAGAGTGAGGATAACTAATACGGATACCGCAGATACAAAGAGAATGATGGCTGATATTACGGCAAAGTATGGAGTAGAGGACTTTACAATCATTAGAACGGATACATTCAATAAGAAGAAAACCAACGATAGAGAAGCAAGGTTGGAAGTAGATAGTGTAAGTGATATAAACCATCAAAACTCTTTAATAGGGGAGTATGTGGAACGTATGATGCCATTCGTAACGAAAGAGGACTTAGCTGGAATAGAGAAAATCAATCGTGACATTAATAGTAGAGTACAACCATCAGAACAACAAAGGAATATAAGCTGGAAGCCTGTAAGGTTTGACTTCTCTAATATGTTCAGTTACGGAGAGGACAATGTTATTAAGTTTGATAAGATAAACGGATTGATGGGATTATTTGCACCAAACGCACAAGGTAAATCATCTCTATTTGATGCAATCTCATTTTGCTTGTTTGATAAGTGTAGTAGAGCATATAAGGCAGCTGCAATTATGAATAATAGGAAGCAAGATTTCCATTGCCAATTAGATTTCACTATTGATGGGGTAATGTACCATATCCGTAGAGAAGGTAAAACTATTAATAAGGGAAGAAACGTAAAAGTGGATGTGGAATTTTGGAGAGATGGGGATAGCGGAACGGAATCACTTAACGGAACGGAACGTAGGGATACTAACCAAGTAATTGAAGGATATGTAGGAAGGTATGAGGATTTTGTAATGACGGCATTGAGTTTGCAAGGAAACAATGCCCTATTCATTGATAAATCACAATCCGAAAGAAAAGACCTTCTTGCGCAATTTATGGGATTGGACATGTTTGATAAGTTGTATGAAACTGCTACTAATGACATTAAGGATGTGAACGCACTTATCAGAAATTTTAGGAAGACCGACTTCACTTCCGAATTAGCCCAAAAAGAAACCGACTTAAATGAAAAGAAAGTTGAGTATGGTGAATTGGATGCAGAGAAGTTGGAATTAGAAACTCGTAAAGGTGATTTAGAAGAACAAATCGTAACTCTATCCCAGCAAATAGTTCCAATTCAAGGTAATTTAGATATTGATGAATTAAATCATAAAATTCAAAACATTGAAACGGAATTAAGTACTTGGGGTGATACTAAATTTGATAAGATACAAAAACATACTGAAGCTAAAGAGTTAGTAAGAGAAGCTAAGGAAATGATTGATTCCAATGCTATCATAAATGATATTGATATTGAAATTGTATATTCTAATTACCAACAAGAACAAAAAGATTTAGTTAAAGCAACGAAAGTTTATGATACTGCAAAATTACATTTGAGTTTAGCAGAAGAAAAGATTAACCATTTGGATAAACATGAATATGACCCAAATTGTAAGTTTTGTTGTAATAATGAATTTGTTAAAGATGCAATGAGAGCAAAAGATACATTATCCGAACTGCAGGGGTTTGTTAAAACGGCAACTATCCAATGTACATCTATCCAACAAACTTTAGATTCTTGGGATGGTGTGGAGGAACAATACAAACAATGGAAACAATGGACTGGTGAATATAATAGATTAATTGTTGTTAGAGAACGATTGGAAAGTGAGATTAAAACATCCGATAGTAAGATTGAATTATTGAATCATCAATTAGAAACCACAAAGGCGGATATTCAACGATACAATGATAACGAAGAAACAATTATAAAGAATCAGGCATTAGATATTCAAATACAAAATGTTCGTAGATTAAAGCAAGGGGTAGAAACTCAAATATCCGATGTAAACAAACTTATGTTACGATTGATGTCTGAAGTGGGTGCAACCAAAACTTATATTGATAATATGGTGGCCAAGATGGAAGAAGTAAAAGAATTGGAAACTAAAAACCAATTATATACATTCTACTTAGATGCAGTTAAGAAAGATGGTGTACCTTATGAGTTGATATCCAAAGCACTTCCAGCTATTGAAAACGAAGTGAACAATATATTAGGACAAGTGGTAGACTTCTCAATATCAATGGATACTGATGGGAAGAACATTAACGCTAGAATCGTTTATGAGGACCAGGAATGGGCTTTAGAGATGTGTAGTGGTATGGAGAAGTTCATTAGTGGATTAGCGATTAGAGTGGCTCTAATTAACATCTGTAACCTACCTAGACCTAACTTCTTAGTAATTGATGAAGGGTTTGGAACATTGGATGCCGATAACCTATCATCATTGTTTATGATGATGCAATATCTTAAAACTCAATTTGATTTCATTTGGGTAATTTCTCACTTAGAACAAATGAGAGATATTGTAGATGGGCTTATTGAAATTAAGAAAGTAGATGGGTTCTCTAAGATTAATTTTTAGTAACCGGTAATATATTTTTAGGTGGGGTCTTCTT